GCCAACGAGCGTAAGATTCCCGTTGCCGGTACGCATTCCGTTGCGGCGTGGACTGCCGAAAACGCGGCGTATACCGAGAGCAACCCCACATTCGACCAGAAGACCATCGACGCCTACAAGCTGACCGACCTTATCAAGGTCAGCATTGAACTCTTGGACGACAGCGCGTTCCCTCTGGAACCCTACATCGCGCAGGAATTTGCCAACGCCTTCGGTGTCGCCGAGGAAACGGCATTCTGTGTCGGCAGCGGTTCCGGACAGCCTACCGGTCTCTTTACCGCGAACGGCGGTACTGTCGGCATTACGGCGGCCGGTGCAACGGCTGTCACCGCTGACGAGGTTATCTCCCTCATCTATGCGCTGAAAGCTCCTTATCGCAAGAATGCCAAGTTCCTCATGAACGATTCAACGGTTGCCGCGCTCCGCAAGCTGAAGGACGGCAACGGTGCGTATCTGTGGCAGCCCTCCGTACAGGCGGGTCAGCCCGATAAACTGCTCGGTTACGACATCTATACCAGCCCTTATGTTCCCGTCATGGCGGCCGGCGCTTATGCCATTGCCTACGGCGATTTCCAAAACTACTGGATCGCGGACCGTACCGGCAGAACCGTTCAGCGCTTGAATGAGCTTTATTCCACCAATGGTCAGGTCGGCTTTGTGGCCACCGAGCGCGTGGACGGCAAGATCATCCTGCCCGAGGGTATTCAGCTGCTCAAAATGCACGGTTAAGGAGGACTGACCTATGAGTTATAACACTAAAAATTATACCGAGCAGGGCGGCGGGAAAACCGTCATCGGCGGGACATTGGAAATCAAGGAAGGAGCCTCGGTGACAGGGCTTCCTTCCGATTTTACGCCCGCTGCGGTTCAGGCGGACAGCACCGCGACGGATGCGGCGGGTCTGGTGACAGATTTCAATGCCCTGCTTGCCAAGTTGAAAGCTGCCGGGCTGATGGCGTCCGAATGATGAAGGGAGGGCGGCGGTATGAACACGCTGCTTGAAAAAGTCAAAGCAAACCTCATTCTGGAACACGATGCCGATGATGAACTTCTGGGGCTGTACATCACCGCCGCCGTTTCATACGCCGAGAGCTACCAGCATATCGCGGCGGGCTACTACGCTGAACACGCGATGCCCGCCACGACCGAGCAAGCCGTCATCATGCTGTCGTCCCATTTCTACGAATCGCGGGACGGCAGCACGGGCGGCTTCTTCTCAGATAACGCACAGGCCGGACAGCAGGTGTGGAACACAGTCAATCTGCTGCTTCGCCTCGACCGGGATTGGAAGGTGTAAGTATGAGCTTTGGCAAAATGAACACCTTCATTGACCTTGTGGAAAAACAGATTATCAAGGACAGCGAGGGCTTCTCGACAGAAACTGACATCGTTCTTGCTTCTGTCAGAGCGTATCGGGAGGGTCGGCACGGCAATGAGAAATGGGCAAATCGCGCTCAATTCTCTGAAGCCACCGACCTGTTCCGTTTTCGCTGTATTCCCGGTGTCACCGTCACGACCGCTATGGTGATAGTCAACGGCGATGGTCGTTTTGAGATTACCTCGGTCGAGGACGTGAAGGGCCGCGGGATGTATATCGAGGTGCTGGCGAAGGAGGTGAAGCCCAGTGGCTAAAGCAACGTATAAACTGCCGGAGGATTTTCTTATAAAGGTCTCGCGACTGGCGGACAAAACGGACGAGATCGTGCCTCGCGTGCTGCAGGCGGGCGGCGAGGTCGTGGAAAAGAAAGTCCGTTCCAATCTGCAAGCCGTTATCGGCAGCGGCACAAAGGAAGAAAGCCGCTCCACAGGCGAGCTTGTCGGCGCACTGGGCGTATCGCCGGCCATGCTCGACCGCGACGGCAACTTTAATGTTAAGGTCGGCTTTGACGAACCGCGCCGCCAGCAAAACGCGGCGGTGAGGAAACGCAGCTACAAAGAGCGGACGAACGCCATGATCGCAAACGTGCTGGAATACGGCAAGCATGGTCAGCCCGCAAAGCCTTTTCTGAAGCCTGCGAAATCCGCAAGCAAAAACGCCTGCATCGAAGCGATGAAGGCAAAGCTGGAAAGCGAGATGGGCAGCGTATGAGTCTGCTGGAAGAATTGAATGCGGTGCTTGCGCCGCTCATCCCCATTGAAACGGGCGTGTTTTCCGGCACTCCACCTGACCGATATCTGGTGATCACGCCCATGACGGATACCTTTGACCTCTACACGGACGACGCGCCCCGACATGAAACGCAGGAGGCACGGCTGTCCCTGTTCGATAAGGGCAGCTACACCGCCGTCAAAAATACAATTGTCCGCGCTCTTTTGAATGCGAGCATTACCATAACCGACCGCCGGTACATCGCCCACGAGGACGATACCGGCTATCACCACTTCGCCATCGATGTGGCGAAAGACTATGAGTATTTAATGGAGGAATAGTAAATGGCAACGATTGGTCTTGACAGACTATATTACGCGAAAATCACAGAGGCCGCCAGCGGCGACGAAACCTACGCTACCCCGGTGCAGCTGGCAAAAGCCATCTCCGCAGATCTTTCCATAGAGCTGGCGGAAGCGACGCTGTACGCCGACGACGGCGCGGCGGAGATCGTAAAGGAATTCAAATCTGGTACGCTTTCGCTGGGCGTGGACGATATCGGCGCGACCGTTGCATCCGATCTGACCGGGGCGACCATCGACGACAACAACGTCGTGATCTCCGGCAGCGAGGACGGTGGCGACCCGGTGGCGATCGGGTTTCGGGCGAAGAAGTCAAACGGCAAGTACAAGTATTACTGGCTGTACCGCGTGAAGTTCGGCGTCCCGGAAACGAACCTCGCTACCAAGGGCGACAGCATCACGTTTTCCACCCCGACGATCGAAGGCACGATCCTGCGCCGGAACAAACTGGACGGCAACGGCAAGCACCCGTGGAAGGCCGAGGTCACCGAGGGCGATACGAACGTCGCGGCATCTACGATCAGCGGCTGGTACACGCAGGTGTATGAGCCCAGCTTTACCGAGTAAGGAGAAACGCTATGGATACGGAACGCACGGCTTCTATCATGATCGGTGAGGATCAGCACACTCTGCTTCTGACGACCAAGGCGACCAAGGAGATCGCAGGCCGCTACGGTGGGCTTGAGAACCTTGGCGATAAGCTGCTAAAGACGGAGAACTTCGAGCTGGCGATCGGCGAGATCGTATGGCTGATCACCCTGCTTGCCAATCAAAGTATCCTCATACATAACCTTAAGAATAAGGATTCGGTCAAGCCCCTCCTTACCGAGGACGAGGTGGAGCTTCTCACTACGCCGTTTGATCTTGCTGGTTACAAGGCGGCGATCACCGAGGCGCTGTACAAGGGCACGAAGCGCAATATTGAAAGCGAGGACGACCCAAAAAACGCGGAAGTCGGGTAACAGACGAGGAACTGTTCATCCGACTTCTATATTACGGCGTCAGTCTGCTTCATCTGTCAATGGACGAAGTGTGGCTGACGCCGTTTGGCTTGCTGCTCGATCTGTGGGAATGCCATAAGCAATACAACGGGCTGGCAAAACCGAAAAGAGTGATATATATCGACGAACTCATTCCTGCGGGGATATGATGCCATCGTGCCGATAACGGCAATGTTTAATGATTATTGTGCATAGTTTGTTTATTTTCTTGCCGATACTATGCTATAATGGATCTGGAAGGCAAGGAGGGTGCGGTATGAATTATATTTCTGTCGCGGATATGGCGAAAAGATGGGAAATGTCCGAGAGAACCGTGCGCAATTACTGCGCTCAGAACAAGATACCCGGCGCGTTTCTCACAGGCAAGACCTGGAACATTCCCGATAACGCCGAAAAGCCGGGCAGGATAAACGCCCGCACCACAGCGCCGAAAACGCTGCTCGACATTCTGAAAGTGGAACAGGCGGCAAAGACCTCCGGCGGCATCTACCACAAGCTGCAAATTGAGCTGACCTATAACTCCAATCACATCGAGGGCAGCCGCCTGACCCACGACCAGACGCGCTATATCTTTGAGACGAACACCATCGGCGCGACGGACGGCACGATGAATGTGGACGATATAGTCGAAACGGCAAATCACTTCAAGTGCATCGACATGATCATCACGCAGGCGAAGTATCAGCTTTCAGAAAAATTCATCAAGGAGCTGCATCAGACGCTGAAAAGCGGCACAAGTGATTCACGTCTTGATTGGTTTGCTGTGGGCGATTACAAGCGGATGCCAAACGAGGTGGGCGGCAAGGAAACAACCCCGCCGGAGCAGGTCGCGGACGAGCTAAAGAAGCTGCTTGCCGAATATAACGCTGTGAAGGAAAAGACGCTCACGGAGATCATCGACTTCCATGTCCGCTTTGAGTCCATCCACCCATTTCAAGACGGCAACGGGCGTGTCGGACGGCTTATTATGTTCAAGGAGTGCCTGCGCAACGGCATTGTACCGTTCATCATCGACGACGATATGAAGCTGTTTTACTATCGTGGACTGCACGAGTGGAGCGGTGAAAAGGGTTATCTGACCGACACCTGTCTCGCGGCGCAGGATAAATTCAAGAAGTATCTGGACTATTTCAGAATTGGGTACTGAACGGAAATTGGTGTTAGGCTTGGAGATTGTTTATATAATTGGAAGGTGCGGAGCAATATGAAAACGTTAAAAAAATATGCAGCGCCTATTTTTATGATTGGCGTATTTGAAGCGATTGCAATTACACTATGGCTCACGCTTAATAATGTTTTTTATTTTTTTAACTTTACCTATATCGGCGGGTGCATATCTATTGGCTTATTGCTATATATAAAGAAAGTTAAATATGCAAGGCGGATAGTCCAGCTTGCGGTTGGATTATACATGTTAGTGTATTTGGGATTAATCAGCAATGAAAATATGCAAATAGAGGGGTTTTGGTACTATCTGTTTCTTGGCATATTTGAAGCGGCAACCATTCATTATGCAGTAGCCAAAATATTTGGACCGCTGCTATTTGGTCGAGGCTGGTGTGGCTACGCCTGTTGGACGGCAATGGTTCTTGACTTTCTGCCATACAAGCATCCAAAAGTGCCCCGAAGAAAACTCGGTTTCATACGATACATCACTTTCTCGATTTCCCTGCTTTTTGTTACTGCTTTATTTTTCTTTCATGTTGGCAATTTGGAAAGAATTATGTTTTGGAGTTTTGTGATTGGTAATGCTTTATATTACGCAGTAGGTATTGGCGTAGCTGTTGCATTTAAGGACAACCGTGCTTTTTGTAAATATGTGTGTCCGATCACTGTATTCTTAAAACCTGCAAGCTATTATTCCTTAATGAGAGTTAAGGTAGATACGGATAAATGCGTTTCCTGTGGCAAATGCAAAAAGGTATGCCCTATGGATGTTGATGTAACGAACAATTCTCGAAAGCGTATCAACGGAACAGAGTGTATCCTTTGTTTTGAATGTATTGACGAATGCCCCAAAAAGGCATTACACTTATAAAGAGTACAACGCAAAATGAGCACAATCCGCAGCGCAACAGTTTTATGTTTATCGCCCGGATAACTACAGCCCAATAGAATAATTTCTTTATGGCACTCTGGAAACAGGGTGCCTTTTTCATGCCGTTTTTTTGCGGAAGGAGGTGCTCAAATGGCGGATGATTTTGGTCTGAAGATCGGACTGGAGGGCGAAAAGGAGTTCAAAAAGGCCTTGTCGGACATCAACCAGTCCTTTAAGGTGTTGGGCAGTGAGATGAAGCTCGTTTCCTCCCAGTTCGATAAAAACGACTCCTCCGTGCAGGCGCTTTCCGCCCGGAATCAGGTGCTCAATAAGGAGATCGAGGCGCAGAAGAGCAAGATCGAAACGCTTCGCTCCGCCCTGGAAAACGCCGCCGCATCCTTTGGTGAAAACGACCGCAGAACGCAGGCTTGGCAGATCCAGCTCAATAACGCCGAAGCCGCCCTCAACGGCATGGAGCGTGAACTCGAGCAGAATAATGACACGCTCGATAAAGCGGGCGACGAGTTTAACGACGCCGGAAAACGAGCGGACGACTTTGGCGACGAGGTCGAGGACGCGGGAAAGCAGAGCGATGACGCGGGTGGTCGATTCGATAAACTCGGCGCGGTCTGTAAAGCGGCCGCCGCTACGATTGCCGCGGCGTTTGTCGCCGTATCAACAGCCGCCATAGCCGCTGGAAAGGCGCTCGTCGATATGACCGTCGAGGGTGCGGCGTATGCTGACGGAGTCCTCACAACCGCAACGCAGACGGGCATCGCTACGGATAAGCTGCAGGAGTATATGTACGCGGCGGAGCTGATCGACGTTTCCACCGACACGCTCACCAAATCCATGGCCAAGCAGATCAAGTCCATGAAGGCCGTGCAGGACGGCACGAAAACGTCCGTCGAGGCTTACGACAAGCTGGGCATCTCCGTGACGAATGCGGACGGCAGTCTGCGCGACAGCGATACGGTCTACTGGGAGGTCATCGACGCGCTGGGCGGCATGACGAACGAAACCGAACGTGACGCGCTGGCCATGACGATCCTCGGTAAATCCGCACAGGAATTGAATCCGCTCATAGAAGCGGGTTCTGCGCGAATGGACGAGTTAGGACAGGCGGCGCAAAAGGCCGGTTATGTCGTTGGTGAGGATATGCTCCAGGCCTACGGCGCGCTGGACGACCAGCTGCAGTATCTTTCGGTCGGCGCGACAGCGGCGAAGAACGCGCTGGGTACGGTGCTGCTGCCCGTGCTGACCGATCTTGCCGGAGAAGGCGTCGACCTGCTTGGCGAGTTTACCAACGGCATCCTTGACGCAAACGGCGACATCGGAAAAATGTCCGACGTCGTTGCGGGAATTCTGCCCAAGGCCCTGAACAGCGTAATGAAGTATGTGCCGGAGCTTTTGGAGGTCATAGGCGAGATCATCGGGGCGCTGGGCGGCGCGATCGTGGACAACCTGCCGCAGATCGTGGACTCCGCAAGTCAGATCGTGTTCTCGATCCTGGAGGGCTTGATCGCCGCGCTGCCGCAGATCTCATCCGGTGCGGTGCAGCTGGTACTGGCGCTGGTAAAGGGGATCATAGACGCGCTGCCCATGATCGTTGAAGCGGCGGTCAAGGCGGTCGCGGCATTGGTAAAGGGCGTCGCGGACGCTTTGCCTACCCTGATCCCGGCGGCTGTTCAGGCGGTAACGACGCTTGTGAAAACGCTGGATGCAGCGCTGCAGCTGGTGATGGGTCTTGCGCAGGGCGTCCTTGACGCGATCCCCGTCTTGATCGAAGCGCTGCCCGCGCTGATCCTTTCGATCATCGACTTCATTCTTTCCGCGATCCCGCAGCTCATCGACGCGGGGATACAGCTTCTGACCTCGTTAGTGGCGGCGCTCCCGGAGATTATAACGGCGATCGTAGAAGCGATCCCGCTTATTATCGACGGGATCATTAACGCCGTGCTGAATGCGATCCCGCAGATCATACAGGCGGGGATCGACCTGCTCATCGCACTCATTCGTGCGCTGCCGCAGATCATAACGACGATTGTGAAGGCGATCCCGCAGATAATTTCCGGCATCGTAAACGCACTCATGAACAACATCGACAAGATCATCATGGCGGGCGTGGAGCTGTTTGTCGCCCTGATCGAGAATCTGCCGACCATCATTATCGAGATCGTCAAGGCGGTGCCGCAGATCATCAAGGGCATCGTGGAAGCGTTCGGTTCGCTCATGTACAAGATCGTGGAGATCGGCGGCAACATTGTTAAGGGGCTGTGGGAAGGTATCAAGAGCCTTGCATCGTGGCTTTGGAACAAGGTATCCGGCTGGATCCGTTCCATCTGGGACGGCATCTGCGACTTCTTTGGTATCCACTCTCCCTCCAAGGAGATGGGCTGGGTCGGTGAAATGCTGGTCAAGGGCCTTGCCGGATCGATCGAGGACAACGGTGACGAAGCGGTAAAGGCCGCCGAAGCCATGAGCGACGATATCAACGACGTCATGAAGGGGCTTGCGGACGATATGCAGTCCGGCCTGTCCACGGACTTTTCCGTCAACGGAACAAGCGCCGTCGGCGGCTCTGCGGGCGGATTGGCGGAGGTGATCGCACTGCTTGAAAAGTATCTGCCGCAGATGGGCAACTACCAGCTGGTAGCGGACACCGGCGCGGTGGTCGGCTGGCTTGCGCCCGCAATGGACGACGCGCTTGGAACAATGCAGCGCAGAAAGGAGCGATTCCTGTGAGCGATATCCTGTTTGGAAGCAAAAGCGCCAAGAGCGATTACGGCTTCATCGTCGCTCCCTATTTGATTCCCATGCCCGTGGTACAGACCAGCTTCGTTGAGATACCCGGGAGGGACGGTACGCTCGACCTGACCGAGGGCTTCGGCTTTGTCCGTTATTCGGACAGGGCCGTTTCCCTCACGCTGTACGCCGTCGCGCCATATGAGCAGGCGCTGTCCGCCTTCGTCAACGACGTGCACGGCAAGCGGATAGAGCTGGTGTTCGACCGCGATCCGTCCTTCTATTACGTTGGCCGGGTCAGCGTTGACGGGCTTGAAAAGCATGACGGCTACTGCGCCATAACGGTAAACGTGACCGCCGAGCCCTATAAGTACAAGCGGACAATTACAACGGTCACGCAAACCGGCAGCGGTACGGCGACGCTATTGAACCTGCATATGCCCGTGGCGCCGGAGATAACGGCAAGCGCGGAAGCGACGCTTGTCTATCAAAGCGGAGGCGTTCCTGCAACGACGGTCGTCGCGGCGGGAACGCATTTCATTCCTGCACTGCTGCTGGAAGCCGGAACGACGACGGTCGAGGTGACCACAACCGGGGAGATCGTGTTTTCGTATAGAGAGGGGGCGCTGTGATGTTTGCCGTGTTCAGCGATAACGCGCTGCTCTACGATCCGCGTCTGCCGGAGTATGTCCTTACCGATCCCGTGCTGACACTTGAAAAGAACGAACCCGCAAGTCTGTCCTTCGGGATACCCGATACGAATCCGAACAGCGGCGCGGTAACAAGGCTGCAAAGCCGGATCAAGGTCTATCGTGACGGAAGGCTGCTGTTTCTTGGGCGCGTGATCGAGGACGGGGTTGGGCTGAAGCACCAAAAAAGCTATGTCGCGGAGGGCGCTTTGGCGTATCTACTGGACAGCGTACAGCGCCCGTTCAGCTTTGACGGTACGGTCGCGGCGTTCTTTACACAGCTTATCGCGACCCACAACGTGCAGGTGAACGAACGGCAGCAAATAATCGCAGGCAGTATCACGGTCGAGCCGGACGCCGCGCTGACGGTCTCCTCCGAGGAATACGCATCCATATGGGCTGTCTTAAAGGAGCAGCTTATCGACACATACGGCGGGTATCTGGTGCTGACCTTCAACACCGACGAGCAGCCCGTATTGAGTTACCTTGCCGAGCCGCCGGATACGGCGACCCAGCGCATTACCTTCGGTGAAAATCTCGTCGACCTCGCTGTGAACCGCAACGCCGACGAAACCTATACCGCCTGCATTCCTCTGGGCGCGACGCTCAAGGAGATCGACGAAAACGTGGACAGCGACGAGCGGCTGACGATCGCCGATGCGAACGAAGGGCTGGATTACCTCGTCGATACGGAGAGTGCGGCTCTGTACGGCGTTATATACGCGCCTACGGAGCTGACCACCTTTGAGGATGAGAAGAACGCAACATACCTCCTGCAGCGCGGCCGCGCGTGGCTTTCAACTATCGGTACACGGCTCAAGGAGAGCATTTCCTTGACCGCGGTCGATCTGCACAACGTCAGCGCCGACGTGGAGGCGTTCTCCTTTCTCGATCGTGTCATTGTGTCCTGCGGCGATATCTGCCCGGAGAGCGAGTTCGTGCTTTCCGGCATGGAGATCCCGCTGAACAATCCCTCCGGCACAAGCATCACCCTGGGCGATTCGCGGCCTTCGCTCATCGGCGACAACGCAACACAGAATGCTTCGGCGGCAAAGCGGCTGGAAAGCATCGAAGCGGACTATGTAACGGGTCAGGAGGTCATGACGATCACGGCGGAGCAGATCGCCAACAATACGACCATATTGCAGTCCGCGCAGCAGATCATCCTGTCGGCACTGGAGGATTACGTAAAGACCTCCGACTACAACGCATTTCAAAGCTCGATTCAGACCTCGCTGTCCATTATGGCCGGAACGATCGAAGCGAATTTTACCGAAACGACCGGCGAGATCTCCT